ATTTTAGTTGTTAGTAACGATCAATGAAGGTGATGACCGCACGGAGTGCAGTGCCACCTGTTACGGTCTGTGCGCCTACAGCAATAATGCTGACAAGCTCGTCACCGTCTGCTACCTCGTAGAGAGGAGCATCATCGACTTGGTCGAAGAACACCTTGCCACCTGCACTGAGAGTGAGGTTGGCTGGCGTAAGTGCGTTAGTATCTGAAGGGACTCCAACGTCTACAACCATTGTAGTGCCGGGATCTGCCAACTGAATAAACGAACTTGATGGGTCTACCAATGCGCCTTTAGGAAGCTCAACTAAGTTGATAAGCTCGGTGTCAGCAAAGCCGGAGTCAAGAGTGACTGTAGCTGTTGCTTGACGGAGCTTACCAGATAGTAAGCGACCATCGGCACGATTGTCTCCAGTAGCTGCGCTCTGGGTTGTGTAGATGTCTGATTTGTAAGTAGCCATAATATTATATTTTCTATGTTAGATGTTAGGTTTATGGACGGTCAACATTGATTTGGATAACGCCTTCGTCATCAAGACGAGTGCCACCGAATGCCCACTCAGAACGGATCTGAACATCGTGACGCTTGGTAGGCAAAGTATCCACAAATGTTTGTGGGTCTTCTGCGTATCCAAATGCAACGCAGTTCTTAGCGAACGCGTAACAAGCACGAGTGGTTGCGGTGATAGGCATCAGAGCAGGATCAACTGCGATGATGGTAAATCCAAACGCATCAACGATGCTACCGGACTGAGCTTCTTCAAGCTTGGCGCGGTAATCGCGGTTGATGAACTTGTCGTCATGTAGGAGGTCTTCGATCTCATCGTGAGTGATGACCATACCAAGTGGAGAACCACCTTCGACATTCTGACCGGCAACATTCTTCAGACCCAGACGGGTGCGAGCGTTAACGATCTTGTCGTAAGTGAGTCCGGTGTCGGTAGTAGTTCCATCGTAGTTGTAAGACTTAGCGATTGAGTAGTTCGCGGTATCAAATGCCACAGTAGATGTGCCATTCTTGCCCTCGTATACGTTACCGCCGAGCATGTCGATGATAGCTTGGTCACGGTCACGTCCAGCAGCAGCCATGTGGCTCTTCATGATGGATGAGTGAGGTGAGTCAATTTCGCCAAGGCGAATGCTGTCAACGCGAGAAACAAAGTTCTCTGCTGTCTTGAAACCTACATAGAGATGACGCATCTCAGTATCGACATCAGCGGGTGCTGAGTCTTGAAAGCGTCCTGTCATGTCTTGGGAGTTAATTTTCCCAAGCTTGTTGAAACGTCTGGAGTCTCCCATTACTGGGTAGACAGGAACGAGTCCCTGCAAACGTGATGATAGTTGTTGCACCTCTAATCTCCACTCATCCTGATAAAGGGTAGGGAAATGTTGGGGAACAGTGGATGTAATAGCCATAGTTTTAGTTTAGTTAGTTGTTGTTGGTTTGTTAGACCAAGATCATGCCAGAGTATCTGCTAGGAGCAGGTCGCTTGATATTGGTATCAAGTCACTGGTGGGCATGATCAACTAACCAGAGCTACTGGCTACAGAAAATGGTATCCGTTAGGGACGGAGCAATTACATCACATCTAACAAAGTTTGTCAAGCTGTTAGCGCATACAGAAAGATCCCCCACCGGACACTACACCGATGAGGGATCTACACTATTGTTATGAAACAAGCAGAACGAATAACTGCTTCGGCATAATGAATAAATATCAGCGTGTTGTCAAATTGAATTAGCCTCTCCCCACGCGAAACACACGACTGAAAACGTAGAGAGAGGCACGACCGCGAGGTCGAAAGTTATCTACCCTGCTGGGATTTCTGCATGTGATTCATCTTCTGTGCCTCAATATAGCTACGCTGAACCTCAATCGGAGCTGTGTTCATATTGGGATACTTCATCTTCATCGCCATTGCCTTCTCGCCCCAGCTCTCAGTTCCGGTGTTGGGTTGTCCACCCCTCGGCATTGTCCCTTCTTTTGAAGAGTCATGCTTCTCTAGGATCATGTTGAGAACTTTAGGGTTACGCATTGCTGCCATGTCTTGTGGGTTGTCTAAGTCAAATCCCATAGTGGATGCCATGTTGACGGCATTCTGTAGGTTGGTGTCGTATTTGTCGCCCCACTGCTTCTGGATTTCTGCGCGTTGCTGCTCCATCTCGGACTCCATGTTGGCTTGGTTGGTCTGTAGAGCGTTTGTGAGCTGATTGTTGGTGATATCGGTGTATGACTGAGCAATCTTGGCTGCTTGCTCCTGTGATAGCCCTACATCGTGAAATACGTTCTGCCACTCGCTGGCTAGTCCTTCGTCCCATCCCATGTTCTCTGGGAGGTTCTCCGGTTGGAGGTTGTATGCTGTAGGTGACTCTGGAACGCCAATAGCTTGACGATACTCAGCAATCTCCTGCTCGGTGCTGCCCTCGTTAGGGACGATCACACCTTCTACCTTTTTACCAGCAAAGCTGATCAAGTTGGCTGCTCCCTTGAGTAGACCCTCCGGTGACTTGTATTTGGCTACGGTGTTGGTTAACTCGCCTAGTCCGTTCTCCTCTAGCAGTGACGTATAGTTCTCCGCTAGGTTGCCCTCAGACGTATATAACTGGCTCATCAAGTCTCCAGATGGAGCGGCTTGAGTCTGCCCAGAGAAGATGTCTGGAGTTGATTGTGGGGCAGCCTCCGTTGCCGGTGCTGCTTCTGTGGTTGGGACTGCTGCTGGTGCTGCTGCCTCTGTCGCTGGTGCTGTGGTTTCTTCACTCATGGTTTTTATGGTTGATATTTCATGCCCTCGGCATCGTAGTTGTTGCAGAGTAGCTCGTATTTAAATTCATACTTCTTATCGAAAGCTTTCTTAGACCAGTTCTCCTTGCGCCACTCGACAACGTATGGATGACACTCGCCAAACCATGCGCCATTTATGCCCATCTTGATTAGATCCGGTGGTGTTGGTGGTTCTGGGTCGTCTGACTCTGGTGGTTCTCCAAAGTATTGAGGTTGGTCTTCTTCCTCGTCCTGTGCCAGTGCCTCAATCTCCTCCTTCAGAGCTTTAAACTTCCAGTGCTTAAACTTGAGTTCATCGCCATCATACCAAGCTACGAGCTTGTCGCCTCGGTATGCCTTGCCGTCTTTTAGTCTAATCTTCTCGCTCATGTGTCTGTCCTTTCTGTAGCTTAACTATCAGAGATACGATTGCTCGCTCACCATCCTTGATGGCAGCACGATATGGATCAACCATTCCGTTAGAGTCCGGTATGAATGTCCGTTCCGTTAGCCCTACAGCTTTTATTAGATAGTCTGTTAGGATCTTGCCCTCTGATGTATTGAGAGCTTTCTCTGCTGCTTTAGCAGTCTGTGCGTTTAGTTGTCTCATAAATCTAGCCACCCATTGACTGAGCCATAGCCTCTGGAAGTTCCCCTCCATTAGCTGCTGAAGCGTCTTTAGCGATGGCAGCCTTCTGTTGTGCTTCCATCATTGCTTGCTCCTTGGCTTGAGCTTCAGCACGGGCTTGTCGTGTTTCTTGAACTTCTATCTCTCTTGTTAGACCATCCTCTGGCAGACCGGCATTGCGCCATCCGTCACGGAATGTCCTGTCGGCATCCATGTTGTCTAGGATGGATGGATTCATCTCAGCCAGTGGTGTCTGGATAGCCATGTATTCAGCGTAGTTTGTATTCTGCTTGGCTTTGATCGCTAGGCTGATCCGGTTGTTATATTGAACCTGTGGCAGTGGGACTGATCCCTCGCCTAACAGCATAGTCAACTCCTCTGGTGGTTCTGGCATTTTACCCTGTCTCCAGAGGATACCAAAGATTCTCATGAGCTTGGGGTCGAGATACTCACTTGTTAGGGCAGAGAATGTAGGTGAGAACTGCATAACCTTCTCAGCCTCACGTAGAGTTGCCTCGGTAGCTGTCATGGTGCGCTCAATCTGTGCGAACAGTCTGAACAGGTCGCCATGCATGATCTCTTGGATTGTCTTCTTCTTCTCTGCGATACGGTCTTGACCGATATCGTATCGACCGGATGTTGCCCACTCGCGTGGTGAGCGATTAGGATCGATGTCGTTGACGTATGTGATATCCAGTGCGCCTACCCCTATTTCGCCTTCAAGGCTCGCAGGAGCGAGTATAGGTGGGTTAGCAGCCTTCTCAGCTAGGACATCCATCTGCTTCTGGAGCAGTGAGAGCTTGTGTGCCTCCGGTAGGGCGATCCATGTAGGTGCAAAACCGTATGGTGACGTTCCCCACTTGAGGTAGCGGGTGACGTGTGCTGGCATCTCGTAGTATCCCTGCTTGGAGACAACCTTCTTGCTGTCCTCCTCAATGCAGCACATGTAGTAAGGGAAATCTTGATCCTCGTCCCATGGCTTGGTCTTCTCGACCATGATGATGAAGACGTGGAGATCATTCTTCTTGGGGTCTTTAACTTCCTTCTGGAGCTTGTCTGATAGATTCTCAATGCCAAACTCGGTAGCTGCTTGGGCTGCTGTGTAGCTTGACTCGTAGATAACCTCG